TGTCGCCAAATTCATTCACATGCAAATGAATCATTTTTCCATCAACAACAAAATCAATGTTTTCGGGTTTTTGTGGTTTCAATATGATAAATTTTTCAATCATTTTGTGATTGTGTTTTGAACATTCGGGCCCTAAAATACAAATTTGATCGCGATAATTTATCACGTTGATTATTGTGTCGCGCGTTCCATCATTTGTTTTCATCATTATTCGATTTTGGTAAATATCCGGCCGCAATTAGGGCCGCAATGATTGACGCCAACGTTTCAACCGATATTTTTTTGAATATCAATAAAAACACGGAAACCAAAATCATCAACGATCCAATTGTTTTTCGCCAATGTTTCAAAACAATATCAATGATTTTTTTGGTTTTGCTTAATTGACGGGCCATGTCCAATTTTACGAATTTGAAATGATTCGGTTTTCGACAAATCGCCGGAAAACTTACGAATGAATTATCGTGTTGGTTTCGGTCGTTGAACCGGACGCGATGTTGGTCGTTGTGTTGGCCTTGGTTTTGACGTTCCACAATTACAACCCTTAAAAATGATGTCGTTTAATTTTATCATGATGTTTATTTGTCAAGGTAAACCATACACAAAACGTGATTGGTTGCATGTGATACAAATGTCGTCCATCCTGGCAAATAATGACGGCAATGAATCGATGGATGTTTTGAATGTTGATTCATATTGTTTTTCAAATTCGGCCAATAAAAATTCACATTTGGCCGAATCTAACAACGTCACCGAATTCAACCGGTCGGTCGTTAATGCTTCTTTAACAATTTCGATTCCGGTTCGATATAATATTGGGAAACGTAGTTTTTGCGCCAATACACAACCGATTTCATCAACCGAACATTCGGCCGCCGCGTTCACGACCAAACCAAACGACGTTGATGTTGTGGTTGATCCCGTCCATCCATTGGCCACCAAAAATTCCGATTTCGTTGTGGAACAATTACATGATCCTTTCACTTTCGTTTTGTTCGGATTGATGGCCGTGTTGTCCATTGTGACATATATTTCGGATGTGTTCGATAAATAGTCAACGAAAATTTCGGCGTCACCGTTTGCATCTGTTGTAAATGGAAACGAAATATTGTCAACGCCATCAAAAATTTGAATCGAATGAACCAAATTTGTTTCAAGGATTCGGATTTTGATTGATTGAACACGAATTCGCAACATTCGCGAATCACGCGTTTGAATCCGGATCCCTTTGAAATTATTCGACGGCAATTCGAACGTCGATGTGAATTCGCCAATCTTCAATTCATCGACCAGGGATTTCATTCGAAAATAAGGTGACGCAAATTTTGAAATATCATCCAAAACCAATTGTGTCGCGAAATCAATTTTTTGCATCAACAACGAAATTCCCGACGTCGTTCCGGAATCGGCAATATCGGCCGCGAACCTTAAATTGATTCCCTCCAAATCATCAACATATAATCCGGATTTCGGTGTTGTTAATGAAACACATTTAATTCCAATAAAATTTTCAAAACAATTTGTCGCCATAACCGAAAGGATCGTTTTTGTAAATATTTCTATCTTTTATTCCTATGGATTTCAAAAAATCCGGAACCCAAAATGATGGACATGCTTTGTTCCCGAATTGATTGTGTCCCCCAATTAGAACATCCGGCGCGTAATCCAAAACCATTTTGATGATTTCGGTCAATGTCTTTATTTGTGAAACCGTCATTGTATTTTTTGGCGTTCCATCATGATCCAAACCGCCAACATAAACAACATGACGCGAAATTGAATTGATTCCTTTCACGCCATTTGTGATTTCCTTTGAATCAATCCACAAATCGCCATTGTGTTCAACGAATCGATGGCGAATCCCGTCCAACAATATCATGTCGGAATATCCGACTTTTGTCCATCCCCGACCATTTGGCGGCGGCGATGTATGCCATTGGATGATTTGTTCCGGTGTGACCTTTTGGCCCTCACGCGTCGCCGTGCAATGAATCACGAAATATTTGAATGGTTGAATTTGCATGTTCAAAGTTGTTCAATTGTTTCATCAATTGGTTCGGGTTTTTTAACCGTTTTTAAACTGAAAAAAAACACATCGAATTTTTCGTTTTTAATTACAACATCGAATTCAACATCCGGATGTTCAATTTTAATTTTTTCGAAAACGGATTTGATGTTTTCATTTTGCTTTCGCCTCAAATAAGTAGATTGAATTGTGAAAATCACGCCGTTGTTTTCGTCAATTTGACGCGGCCATGTTGTTTTCATCATCTTATATTTCTTATTCCGTTCGTAATCCCTCAACATGTCCAAATGCGACGTTTGAAACGCCCAAACGAACAAATCATCATTCACATCGAAATGAATCAAATCAACGATGAATTTCAACGTTTTTGGAATTTCGTGAATGTCGTGTTTGCAATAAATCATTTGATCGATTTTTAACAAAGATAAAATAAAAAAATCCCCAATGACCAAAACGCCGTTGGGGATTTTTCAAATTTACTTCAAATCAAATTCCGTCCAAATTTACGGCCACACCACAATAATTCAATGTCGCCGTCCATGAAATGGTTCCGTCAAAAAATATTGAACCGGTGTTATTGTCCTCAATAACCTGGTCAATTTCGGTTTGAAACGATGCAATCGGCCCGTAAAAATAGCCGTCACATGTATAATATCCGAATTGATAATTCGTCGCGTTTGCTTGGATTGTGTTCCAAAATGTGATGTCGCCACACGCCGCCGGATCCGAATTGTAATCTTGGAACGTGATTGTTTTTTCACCGCCAACAACCGCCTCCGGGCCACATGACGAAATTCGTTTTTTCGTGAATGAACCTTTTGGTTTTTGGCCAATGATTAATCCCGTCAAAACGATGTCACCGGCCGCGATGGCCGTGATCCATTCGTTGCGATCTTCGATGTCCGTGAATGTGTAATCACATTTAATGAACGCCAATTTTGAAATCCCCCCGTTTCTTGTAACCACGCCACAACCGGCCGATGGGGAAATCGGTAACGCCGGTGCACATGAACTTGGACATAATGCCATTTTTTAAAAGTATTAAAAAGGTGAATAAAAAAATTAAGGACATGCAACGATTGTCGAACAATCTTTGAAATTGAATGTGTAATTCACGCCGAAATTGTCGTCGGTTGCCGCGAATGAATTCGATGGCAAATAAAACACGCCCCAATTCAATGACAATTTCATGATCCATTGATCCTGGCAATCATCATAATGAACCTTTAAATCATAAGTTAAACCGGTGAATGGATCCGTGATTGTTCCATGTTCGAACACATCATTTCGTTTTGCGTAATCGCCAACATATTTGTTCCACGTAACCAATTGAACCGCGTTTGGTGCCAACACGATGAATTCACCGGCCCCAATTACACCCTCAACAAAACGGTCGTTGAAATACATGTAATCAGTCCAACGGGCCATATCGGTTCCGGTTGTTGAATTACAACATGCGATTTGTTGTGTTTTTGCATACAAATCAAAATTTCCCGAACCGATAATCATCGGCGCACCCGACGCGCCAACCATGTCCAATTCATGCGTGATTTGTGCGGCGGCGATTGAACGCGGCGCGTTTGTCGTTCCCTCAAATAATTTAACGGATTTCAACGATGTTCCGTCGGAAAATTTTCCAAAATTAGTTGATTGCTCGGTCAACAATTGTTTGTTCAATGCGACGTTCATCGCGTTGATTTGTGCCATCATGACGTTCGATGTATAAACCGAATCGGCCTCACATAAACGACGCATGTCGGATTCCGAAAATCCCATTCCTTTCGTTTCAATGCAATTTTCAATGTTGAAAATTGTTTCCAACGGTTCAATCACCTGGTCAACATCGCAATTATTTGTGCAAGTTAAATTGATTGAATCATCCGTTCCGCGTTGAATGTAGTTGATTTGAACGCCACGATATTTTCCGTTGGTTGGAATTTGAATTGCTTCAAATCCGGCGCGATTTTCATCGCTCATTAATGCGTCTAAGTAACCGACGCGATCACGTTTTAATGATGGCGCGTTTTGACCGGCCACCGCGTTCAAATTTTGTTGTAAATTGGAACATAATCCCTCTGTGAATGCCATTGTTTTAAATTTTTAGATTTTTAAAAAAGTTAGTTGAAAAATTGATTTTTGGTTATAACACAAAACCCATATCAAAACAATCGATGTTAGAATCGAAAATTCCGAAATGGGCCGGTTTCCCCAAATTTGCCGAATAGGTTCGGCGAACCCGTGAAAAATTACGTTTTCGGGCCGTCGCCCCGTTTTTATTGTTGACCGAATGTTTTCATTGATTTCAATGATTCGGCGTTTTCCTGTGCTTTTTTCAACCCTACCAAATTAAATGTCGGTTTGTCGCCTCCATTCGTCGGTTGTGTTGACGTTGTTTGTTTGTTTGGTGTTGGATTATTTGGATTGCCGTTTGATTGTTTTACAACACCCAACGACGCCAAATGTCCATCCAATATTTCGTCAAATGTAACGATTTTTGTTCCATCCAAATTCAATGGATTCAAATTGTTTTTTGTTTTGACAATTAATTCGCCGGAATCATCAACATCGACGTTGAAATTTTGGTTCAAATAATTGTTCACGGCCGGAATCACAACATCGGATGAAACGATCAACGATTTTTTCGCGATCATCGAATTGATGATTGATTCACGTTTGAACGATTTAATTGCGGCCTTTGCTTCGTTTTCCTTTGCCGGAATGATTTCATCAACCAAACGTTTGTTTTCGTTGGTTAATTCAATCAATCGATTTTGCAGTTCCTCGGCGCCCGTGTTTGTCGCCCTGGTTGATTTCTCAAATGCCACGTTGATGATATCGTCGAACTTTTTATCCTTGACATCATCCGGCGACAATGAAAACGTTTTTTTGATTTTGTGTTCGATTTTCGACAATTGTTCGCCGCGAATTTCGTCCTTTATTGGTTGAATGAATTCCGGATCGTTTTTCAAAACGTCGCGTTGAATTGATTTGAACGATGTGACAATTTCGTCAACGTTCGCATCGTCGGAATTTAATTTGGTTAACGTATCGGCGTTGATTCCGATTTTTTTCAAAAATGTTTCGATGTTCGTCATGTTGGATTTTTAATTGATTTGTGATTCACTTGTTTCGTCGATTGTTGATTCCGGTGTTTGATCCGGTGTTTCAACGTCAACGGTTTTTTTGGTTTTTTTGTTTGGTGTTGGTGTTGGTGTTGGCGTGAATTTGATTTTTTCACGGGCCGATTCGTCGATGATGTCGAATTGTTTGTGTCGCCCTGTTTTTTTCATCAAATCCCATGCAACCATTGTGATTTCGGAAATCTTTCCCGTTTTCACATTTAAAACTTTGATTTTTTTCATTGTGTTGTTTTTTTACAAATATAAAATTTTATTGAACCCCAATTGCAATTGATTGATTCGATGTAATTAATGCAAAAAACCATTCCGATCCCTCCGGAATTAATTCATTTGAAATCGTTTCATTTTTAACGATTGTATAAATTTTTTTTAATGTTTCAATGTCATTGTTGGCCGATGCGATTTCGGTCGCCTCCGATAATTTGGTCATTTGTTCGATTGTCATTTTTTAAAATATTGCGTGATTGTTGATTTTTCGATATTGTATTCATCAAATAATTTATCCATAAAAAAACTAACTTTTGGATGTGTTTCAATTAACCATTCCGGCGCGTAAACATAGGCCGTAAATGATTCGGCCCAAAATTCTGAATGATTAACTTCGCCGTATTTTGTGGGCGCATCCGATAATTTTATTTTTAATTTTTTCATCAAATCTTTCATTTTCACATGTCCTTTTGGATCCCCCCTATAAAATGCGATTTGATTTGGATCGACTTTGTTATGTATCAAATGTGCAAATTCATGTGTAATTGTTGGCGCAACGTTTTGATCGATAACACGCGAAACGGATGAAATCGTCCAAAATTTATTTCCATTAAAACGAGTTTTTGAAATCATCAAACATTCATCTGAATAATTACGTCCCTCAATTTTTTGATTGTCCTTTATTAAAACGGACAACATTGAATTGTCTGTATAACAAACGCCACCGGCATCACTTGGAACCTTTGCGATTTGTTTTGGATTTATTTGTTGTTTTGATTTCCACAAATCCGAATTTGAATTTGATGATGGATTTCCACGTTCGGATTCATTTAATAATCCAACAACGGTTTTTTTTTCATTTGCTATTTCGGCCGCGCCGTCTTGACCATTAACCAAATCAATAAAGTTTTTTTGAATGGATGGCGATTGTGTTGTTGCTAAAAATTCCGAATTGTATTCATTTTTTTTATTTGCCGATTGATTTTTTTCATTTGTTTTATTTGCATCATTTAAAACTTCATTGATTTGTTGATCAACTTTCGTTTCAACTTTCGTTTGTTCCAATCCCAATTTTTCGCGTTGTGATTTGGTCAATTTGAAAGGGATGGCGGCGTGTCGACAATTATAACCGCCACGATACACGATAAAATTGTCCGGTGTTGTTCCGGAAATCATTCCGGTTCCGTTATTGTTGGCCCAATTTATTTCACTTTGCAATTCGGATTTTTGCAATACACGTTTTCCAACCCAACGTCGACATTGGGGCCGTGAATCGTCAATCAATGAACCAACATATCGAAACGCATCCAATCCGAATTCATCGGCAATTCGCGCGTTTGTTTGGCCATCAAATTGGCCTAATGCGTCGCGTGATACTTGTTTCACATATCGTGAATAAAGGCCGTCAATATTCGGATTTCCCAAAACATAATTTCTCAAATATTCCTCCAATTGCGTTCGATTTGTTCCGGCGACGATATTTTGAAAAATACCTTGACGAACCGGTTCAATGAAATTTGTGTTCACGCCGGATCCGGTCAACCCGTTCAACGTTGTTTCAACGGCCAATTTTTGAACCGGTGAAACCAATTTTTCCAATTCGGATTTTGACAAATCGTTCACATTTTTATGAATGTCAAAATTGAAATCCGAAATCGTTTGAAAATTTCGTAAATATTTTGTGATTGCCGACGGCATGGTTGAACCTTGAATTGCGTCAATCATGATTCGATCCAATGAATTCACCAAATCAATGTTTTTTTCATCGAATTGAATTGTTCCACCCTCAACATTCAATTTGTTGATGGCCTTTTTTAAATCTTCAAAAATGATTTTTTCAACGTCATTCAATTGACCATACAAATCCAATTCGGCCGTGTCGATTGTTTTGATTTTTTTATCAATGATTTTGATGATCGCGTCGGTGAATTCGGCCATTGGTCAAAATTAAGCCGTTACCGGCGTTTTAATTGGTGAACCCAATATGTTTTCCGCTTGGTTCATATCAAACCCATAAATCGTTTGTAATAACGTCAACGCCGCGTCGCGTTGTGTGATTCCTTGGGAAACGGATTGTTGAATTTGCAAAATACCTTGAACGCCACCAACGGTTCCCTTTAAATTCGCCTGGGCCTGGGCCCGTTGACGATTCAATTCCGTATCGCCTCCAAATTCACCGGAAACATCAATGACGGTTTTCGGAATATACGATTCCAACATTGGCGCCATTGCCAAATCCAATTGATTGAAAATGTCACCCAATGGTTGTTCCAAAAATTGTGTTCCGTTTAACGCAACCAAACCGGCCAATGTTTTATAAGCGAACAACGATTTCAACAAATCATCCTTTCGAATCGTTCCGGATGCCAACAACATTTGTTTGTCCTTAGTGTTTAAATTGAAAATTGGATCGTATGAAACCAAAACTTCAACCATTCGCGAAACGGATTTGTTTCCGGAAAAACGTTTTCGGGCCAAATCCTTTGTTGACTCAACCAAAAACGCAACCGGCGCGTTTTTATCCGATAATTTCGTGATTTCATCAATCAAATCGGATTCGGATTTCATCGAAAACGAAATCGGTTTCACGATGATTGGATCCGACGGTTCAACGACATTTCGATATTTTTCAATGAAAACCAATGAACGATAAATGATTTCATCGAATACGTTGTTTGAAATCTTTGTCAATTGCGAAAATGAATCCTCACGATCGATTTGTTTGGCCGTTCCGCTTTGCGCCTCATCAATGGTTGTTAAATGTAGTGCGTCCTCGGCCTTTCTTAACAATGTTTCCCATGCTTCACCCGAATATTTGATGATATCAACCGGCGGCGAAATGAATCGCAACATCGGTTCGGATGATGTTGTTTCACCCATTGCGGAATTTCCTTTCTCACGAATGAAAACGCCAAATGGCGAACGCGAAATCACGCGGCCCGAACCTTTGCATGTTCCACAACGATCATGTTCGTCGGTTTCGGAATTATACACAATCCCGTTTCGACATCCTTTCGCGTCGCATGTTTCGGCCTGTTCCTCACGATATGGAAACGCCGATGTGGTCATGACCGCCGTCCAATCCGAATATTGGCGAATTGCTTCATTGGCAAACGGAACGAACGCCGAAAAATACGAATCGAAAAAATTTTCATCGGTGTAATCGCCACCCAAAACGATGGCCGGAACCATCCCAATGTTGTGTTCGTAAATCAAAACCGTGTTAAATTTCCGGTCGATTTTGGAACCAAATTGTTCGTGACGATAAAAACCCGTTTCCGTCAATGAATAATAAACACATCCATCGTCAACATTGCGTCCATTAACGCGAACCATTGAATGTTCATTTTCGGTTTCCCAGGTAATAATGTTTTCATCCAAAACCTTTATTTGATCCGACATTATCAACACCGGTTCAACATCAACCTTTTTTGATGGATCGGTCAACCCGTCGCCGGATGGAATCCACGCCAAAAATCCGTTCGGATCTTCAATCATCCGACGCATGATGAATTTTTGGATGTACGAATAAAAAAATTGACCATTGAATTTTTTTTCCGACAAATATGTGTTCAATTCGTCCGAAACCGAAATCGAAAAATTGGCGTTTTGGAATATCCGAAACAATTTGTCGATGGCCCGATTCATCGAACCTTTCGTGATTGGTTCATAAATCGACAAACGATATTTTTGAACCTCCGGATCTTCATTCGGTCGCCGTTGTGTCAATATGCGTTCCGGATTGCGGCCGCGTGTATGGATGAACATCGTTTCCCGAACACGGTTCCAATGTTCGTATTTTTTCGGATGATAGCGATCATCATTTAATAAGGCCGGAATTTGTTCGATATTCATATTTTAACAAGTTAGATTTTTTGAACAATCACAATGTTCGAATTTTATATCGGCCCACCATCGCGTTCCGGTTTCATTATTTTTTCCAATTTCACCCTGGAAATTATATTCGCGCCCGTCAATCATGACATCAGCACCGGCGATAATTCCAATCAATTTTTTCGCGAATGGTTGTGGCAATGGAAACGTTTTCATCGTCCATGATTCACAAATTTGCGTTCCGGTTGTTTTGCGCGATGATTCAATGATTGATTTCGTAATTTGAAACGAATCGTTTTCAAAATAGGCCGGAACCCTTAGTTCGTTTGAATAAACAAATGGCGTTCCGCCTTGAACATTCGACCAATTGTTCCCGTAGTACATGCCAAAACAATCCGTTGATGAATAAACCGATGAAATCAAAACCGAACGTTTTTCATTTTCGCAAACCTCCAATTTGAACGGTTCCGAACAAAAACAATCGACTTTGTCCGGATCGGTGAAAATTTCATTTATTGGATCCGTTGTTTTTGAAAAACAAAATTCAAAATAAAAACATGGATCCTTTAATAAAATGTTTGATATATAATCGGAAATGTATGTGAAATCAAATTCAATTTGTTGGATTTGTGTTTCGGTCGATGTTCCATTGTATTCAAATGTTTCAAATTCGCCAATGAATTGATTTGAAATAATATCATCAAACAAACGGTTGTCAATTGGAACGATTTCATCGTCACAACATGTTCGGATTTGAAATGATGCCATCCCCACAATTGTCGAAAACAAATTTGGTGTCGTCCATCCATCGTTCGTTCCAATAACCGCGTTATTTTGTTGAAATTGAAACGTGAATGTGTCGCCTATATTGAAAACATTCCAAAACGGCGAATCATTTCCGCACAAATTACAATTGACTGATTCGCCACAATCGCACAAAACCAATCCATCGCCAACAATCAATCGTGAACAATTCAATAATGTTCCACAATTGACAATTAGTTCATCGCATAATAAACGCGAATTTGGAACGGGACACGCGTTGATTTCCGAAATATCGCAATAAACAACATCGCCCAATTGATACGAATCAAATATTAATCCCATGGTTCAAATTTATTATAATAATGACAAATATCCACAAACAATATATCGACCATTTCCCAAAGTTGAAATGTCCAATTCGGCCGTCGCGTTGTTTCCGGCGAAATCGTCGTCCATCAAAGCAACATTGAACAATTGCGGAATTCCGTTTGGCGATGGATTGTTTTCGGATTCCAAAATATTATTCACATTGCCGCCCAAATATGGTTCCATGAAAAATATAAAATCGCCGTTTATGTTTGAATTATATCGAACACGAATTCGTTTGTAATCGTTTGGACAAAATGGATTTGTTACGGGAACAAACGCCGTTCCCGTGTTTAATATTCCTTGAATTTCAAAACCTATCAAATGTGAACTAATTGGCGCCACATTCGGTTCGTTTGGAATGGCGTTGACATCGAATGATTTGACCATGTTAATGATGTACGGTGAACCAAACAATGGCGACAAATCTAATTGATAAATATATTCATAGTTGATTGTTCCATTTGACCAATTGTTGTTGATTCCCAATGTTGAAACATAGGTGTTCCCCAAAAACCCAACGTTTGTTCGATTCATGAATGTCGCCGTGTTTGCAACAAATACATTTGATCCATCGAATGGCGTGTTTTCCCATCGAACGCGTGTCAAAAAATCGGTTGTGACATTGTTAAAATAATCTTTAACGATTAAATTCCCCAAATTTTGCCATCCGAACGGGAAACCGGCGACGCGATTTGAAACGTGTTGTTCAAACATGAAAAACGTTGTTTCGGTCGCCGTTGGAAACGCGGCGTTTTTATAATAAACATTCAATGAAATCCTGGTCAAATATTGTTGGAAATAATCGCCGCCCCAATTTTCAAGGCAATCAATAAACGTCCCCACACTTATTTCAACATGATGTTGAATTCGTTCCTTTAATGTTGGACGAATGCAATTTGCGTTGATTTGTGAATTGAAATATTGGTTAAATGTTGAATCGGTTTCAACAACGCATGTATCACATGTTGAATCCGGTGTTGATGTGACCGGAATTTGTTCGGAAATAAACGTGTTGACCATTGATCCATCGCCCGAATAAACGATTGCCGCCATTCGATATTTTCCAATCGGTGAAACGGTTGTGTCAACATAGGCCGAAACAATCCAATCGTCGCCGATATTCAATGAATTAACGGATGGCAAAACAATATGATTGTTTATTATTCCCGTTCCACCGGATGTTTGAATGACGGCCCGTGATGAATCGTAATTCGTTAAAAAATCGACGGTGTTATTTGTTCCGGTTTCATCGAATAATTCAAAAACACAATATCCCATCCCTCCAAAACTTGCATCGATTTTAACGCGAAACGTCACATTCGTTTTTTCAATTGTTGAAAAATTCAATTGTGTTCCGGTTGACCTGGTCAATTCAAATGTTGGCAATGGCGACGTCCATCCGGTGAATTCCGACGGGCCGTTGTATAGCCCCAAATTATAAAAACGCGATGAATAATTCAATGAATTGTTCACGAAACATTCCGTTGGTTCATCCAAAATCAATGTGTTTGGATCGCGAATGTATGTCAACGAACAAAGTTTTTTGTTGGCATTGTAAACCGAACCAATCAAATTTTCGTAATTCGAACCAATTGCCGGATTCGGCGCGTTCACCGAATTTCGTCGCCATTTCGGATTGTTCAACAATGATGAATTCGCGATCCAATTTTCAATGTCGGAAATATGATAATAGTCAATTTGAATTTGAAAATTATTCGCGTCAACCCATCCGAAAACAACATCAAAATTTGTTTGACTAAATTGATTTGAACCCGTTCCAATTAAGTTCATCACATAACCGGCCGGGTATGTCATGACGGCCGCGTTAACCTCAATAAACCAACCTTGTGGCGGCGGCGCGTTAACCGATGACGGATATTTTGAATCGAAATCACATGTGAACGCAAACAACCAGGGATTGAACCAAACTTTGAATCCGGTGTCAATCGTATTCGCATAATTGAAAAAATATGTGATTCGTTTTTTGTCGCAAATCGCCGATTCGGTGAAAATGGTTGTGTCGGATGGACTACGAACAACGTCATTCATTAAAATTCCCGACGGGCCACCAGGTGTTTGAATTAACAATTGTTCCAAACACAAACAATCACATGGCGCCGGTGTTGATAATCCATCCAAATCAACTTTCGTACAAATACAAACGGAATCATCGGCGTTCAATACGCAAAAATTGACATAACAATTCAAATTTTCATTCGGGCCGATTGGCAACCACGTACAATCAAAAGTTGATGAACCGCCGGATGGAATCGATAATGGAAAACCAACCGAAAACGCAAATTCATTTGGACAAATTCCATTGTCAAATGTATAATTAACATCAAATGATGTTGAATTTGATATTGTTATTGAAACCGGTGTTGATGCTGAAAATTGAACAACCGATCCGAAATCATGTGTTGTTGGCGAAACCGCGCCCGTTCCAAAAACAACCGCGTCAAAATTAAAAATTTGCGGCGTGTCTAATCCGTGTTGTGTTGTTTGAAAATTAATGGTTAATGTTTCCGGCGGCTTCATACCACAAACATCAAAAACAAGTTCAAACGTATCACCGGATTCGACTTGAAACGGATATGATGGCGCCGCGCCGTTAATTGTAACAATTGTCACCGACCATGTCGTTCCGGAAAAACTCATTGAAATTGCTTCAACATCCAATCGCGTGTTGTATATATTTTCAACGTTGCATGTGATACGTTGACAACATCCCTCATAAATATAATTGATTCCAACACTTGAAGGAATCATACAATCGCCAAAACTAAAACGCGGAACCGCCATATTTTTATTTTTTATACAATGCCCGAAACTTGCATCGTTCGATTTACAAAATTAATTTTAACCTCTTTAACCTGGCCATTTTTTGCCGTTCCGTTTTGAATGATCCGAACCGTTTTTGAAAAATCAAAATTAGTCAAATCCGAACAATTGAATTGAAATGTGAAATCAAAATTAAAATTTCGCGCCGATGGCAAACGGGGATTGTCGATATAATGGAACAATGAATATAAATTGTTATTGTAACCCTCTTTAAACCACAAAGGATAATTAAACAAATTCGATGTTGAAACCGTTTGACCGCCACTAATTACGGGCCCACCGGTGAACGATTCCGGATAATCATGTTTGATTGTTGCGTTTTGACGATCCACGCCGTCCCAAATTAACAATTTGTAATTCATGGCCGTGTGTTGGTTCATCAACAACGCGTTTGTGTTTCCGGATGTCAATTGTCCCCCAAAAAACAAATTCAATAAACCGCCTTGAAAAACGGCCAATATTTCAAATATTGTTCCCTCATTGTCAACGCCATCGGAACGGAAACGGGCCGGTGAAAATGGCAATGTGTTAATCAATTGACCTTTTTGAATTGGATTATATGGATTGTTCCATTCAACGATGTCCGAATATCGTTTCATTGCTTCATTCCCAATGATGTCAATCGCATCCGGAACATATTCATATCGACCAAACGCGAATCGTTCATCGTCAATCCATGAAAAACATATTTTATTTTCCACAATTCGATTGTCGTTCATCAATTGTTCCGAATCAATCCATGACGCGTTTGAAATAAAATAATCCTTTCGTTCAAAATATAATGTGTTCCCGACGATTTGCCAATCGCCGTTGAATGTCGGTTTCAATAAATTATTCAAAAACGTTTCGGCCGTTTCGATTGGATTATTGTCCTCAATCATATCATCCGATATAATGTTTTCGTTTATACCTTTTTCAATCGTCGCGGAAAACAATAATAAATTGAAATAAGGTGACGCCGGATCGGTTAAAATTGTCGATTGAAAATTTAATCCACATTGTTCACATAAATCATCCAAATATTCGCGAACCAATCCCGTTGGATGTTTTTTGTTGCATGTGTCAAAAAATCCGACCATTACCGCCAACGAATCGCCCAATGAATCCAAAACACTATTCGGCGACAAATCGGCGTCGTCACATGTATCCTGGTCGCAATCGGTGAACGGAATCGCACAAACGATTGAACAAATCACGAAAAAAACGCCCGAAATAATTAAAATGACCAAAACAAATGGAATCAAAACCGTCGAAACAATATTTCCCAATAACGCCAATAAAAAACCTAAAATGATGTGCCACCATTTCGGCCGTCCCTCCAAACAATAATTGACATTTACGGGATGAATTATTCTTTGACCAATGATTGGTTTTGATTCGATGCAATTATATTGCAATTCGTTTTCAATGACATTGGCCGTCACCGAACAATCCGGTTCACACCAATCCAATGAATCGCCACGAACAATTCCAACGAACACCGGTTCGGAACAACACGAATCATAAATTTTAACATCGATTTTTTGATTGAATCCAAATGGATCATCAATCAATAATGTTTTTATTAATTGATAGCCGTCATCATAAAACGTTAATTCGGATGAAAACGATCGCGTTGTTTTTCCGGCGTTGTCGGTTCGCCTTAGTGTGACCTCAAACGTTTCGATTCCATCAATTCGACCGGTCAACAATGCGTTGTTGAACGTGATTTTCATGTTTGAATTCATCGCGCTTTGTTTCTTATACGGTTGTTTTTATATTGAATCTTCGAAACGATTCCGTTGATTCCACGTTCATCGATGGACAAATTCAAACCCTTTTGTTCGCGAATTGCTTTCTCAATACGATCCAACTTTCCATCCATTGAACGATTGTTCATCGTCATGATTTGCCCGTTCAATCCTTTCGCCAACAATGGATCCCGTCCGGAATGGATCGCCTCCAATAAAGGCCGGAACCTTTGCGTTTTTTCCTTTGTCACAACGAATTCACCGCGATGGACAATTCCGGCCGGTTGATATTTGCCACCGTCGCCCGTGTAACCACCCGTCGCGAATGACGCCGCCGCCCTTGCCTGGGCCCTTGCCGCCACCAATCCGGCCGCCAATGCGATCAATGTCGCGGCAATCGTAAACGGCGCCGCCGCGCCACCTTCGGCCGCCGCCTTTGAAATGGCCACCGCCGAATTCGCCACCAATTCAATCGCCGCCAATGCTTGTTGTGCGCGAACGAAATTGGCCTTTTTTTCGTTCAGTTTATTCAAACGATCCTCCTCAATTTGCAACAATTCGGCGTTTCCCTTTTCGGCGATTTTCGCGGCCGCGTCAACACGTTTTTGTTGTGCGTTAATTTGTCCCTCTGTTTCGGAAATGGCGGCGTTCAACGCCGTGTTTGCCAAATCAATGGTCGCCTTTGCCACTTTCTCAATCCCATCCAAAACCGCTTGTTTTCTTTCATCGGCTTGTTTTTTCGATTCGGCCGTGTTTTCATCGTCCAACGCCATGATTTGGTCGCCGAAATCTTGACGCGCTTTCAAAATGTCCAAATCGGCTTGTTTCTCAATTAACACCCTTTCATCGGCCGTCAATTTAACATTCAATAATTCGGCGTCCCTTTTGCTTTGAATCCCTTGAACGACCAAACTTTCCTCGGATTGAATTGAATCCTTTAAATCGCCTAAATTGGCGTTCAATTGTTCTTTTATGGCGTTTCGTTCGGCCGTTGATCGTGACGCCGCGAATTGTTCAATCAAAAATCCTCGTTGACGTTCGATTTCGGCCGTGTTTTGTTCAACCTCTGTCAATTGACGATCCAAATCAACTTGACGAATTTCGGCCAATGTTTGATTTCGTTTTTCCGCCGCTTGAATTGTGACCTGGTTGATTTCATCATTTGTTTCATTAACGACTTTTAATGTTTGCAATCGTCTAACCTCAATGAATTGTTGTTCAATTCCGGCCGTTAATGTTCCGGCCTCACGCGCTTTGTCGATTCGGTCTTTTATCGTGTTGTTTATTTCATCGATTTCGAATTGTGCCAATGCTTTGATTTTGGTTTTCTGTTCATCCAATGATTTTGGATCGATGAATTCAATCGGTTGTTTTTTAACCTCAACACCCAAATCACGAATTTCACGTTGCAAATCTAAAATCAATTCACGGCGTTTGTCACCTAATTTTTCCGCCGATTTCGCCGATTCATCGTCAACCTTTTTAATCGTTTGACCGGAATCAACAATTTTTTTTGAAATATCATCAATTGATTTTGTTGTCAAATCATATTGGGCCTGTAAGGCCTCAACATTTCCATAAATTTGATTTTGTAAATTTTTTGCGTTGTCCAATTCAATTTTTTGATCAGTAACGGAAACGAATCCCGTTTTTTTCTGTTGTGCTTTCAAATCGGCCGCCGCCTGTCCCTCCTTTGCCTTAATCAATTTTTCCTCCAAATCCAATTGTTGTTTTGTCAATTCAACCAATTGTCCCTCCGCCGCTTTCGCGAATGCCACTTGTTTAATTGAATTAACTAAATTTTGATATTCGGCGTCTAATTGTTTGATGAACTTTTTTTCGTCCGTGATGTTTTTGATTGTCGTTCCATATTGACCATTTAATTGATCAATCAATTTTTTTCGTTCGGCCGATCCGGTGTTGGCCGATTTTATTTCCTTGACTAATTTGTTCAATTCGGAAATTGATTTTGCCGATTCCGCGTTTGCCTCGGTGTTTGCCGTCGTCAACGCCGTTTGTGAATCCAATAATTTTTCGGTTTGAACCGCCGTTTCCTCAACCGAATCCCCAAAATCAACGAACAACGCCGCCGCCGTCGCCAATACAGAAACAACCAAACCAATCGGATTCGCTTTCAACGCCGCGTTGAATCCGGTTGTTGCGGCCGTTGCCGCGCGTGTTGCGATGGATTGGGCCGTCGTTGCCCCCGTCAATACATTGGTTGCCGCCGTCGACGCGCGTGTGAATAACGCCTTTGCACGTTGAACGACCAATCCGATTTGCTCTTGAATTAATAACGCCTTAAATCGCAATTCATAGATCAATTGTTGTTGAATTGCCGCCTTTTGTTGACCAACGAAAAACGCGACGGCACCGGCCAACAATAACAAAACGCGTTGGTTTTCCTCAACGAACGCCGGAACCTTTTGAATCGCCGTTATAAAATTGAACGCGGCGTCGGTTAACGTTTCGAAAATCGGCAATAATCCCGTTCCAATCGCCCGTTTCAATTCGTCAAACTTTCCGACCAATGTCGACAAACGACCGGCCGTTGATTGTGACAATTTATCGGTCAATCCAAAAAACCGGCCGCCCTCCGATGTTAACGATTTGAATC